CCAACCGCATTAACAGACCAAGAATGTATAGAATTAACAACATTATAATATGAGTACATACGATAAAGCAAGTTTAGTATTAATCCCAAGTGGGACAAAAACAAGTAAAATATACAGTCAAAAACCTATTAACGGAGATGGGGATTTCTCTTTTTCACGTTCAACAAGTGCGACTCGTGTTAATCAAAGTGGATTAATAGAAAAGGAAACAGGTAACCTGCTGAACTATTCTAATGACTTTAGCGAATCTGCTTGGGTAAATACTGATGTTAGTGTAACTGGCGGTCAAGCAGGATATGATGGCTCAAGTGATGCTTGGTTATTAACTAAATTTACAGGAGGGGCTTTTAGCCGAAACGCACAAGGTTTATCTACAAGCGGTGTGCAAGTCTTTAGTATTTATGCGAAAGCAAATACCTTGACTTGGATTAGACTTCTTGGTATCGGTTCTTCAAATAATCCGTATGCTTATTATGACTTGACCAATGGTGTACTTGGCACTAAACATTCTTCCGTAATTGACTTTAGCATTGAATCAATAGGCAATGGATGGTATCGTTGCGATATGGTTTTTAATGAAGTATTATCGGAAGTTAGAATATATCCTGTAACAGGAGATGGAGACTTTTCAACTGCAGGTTCAATCTACATTCAAGATGCCCAACTTGAGCAGGGACTTGTAGCAAGAGACTATCAAGAAACAACTACATCAGCAGTTTATGGTGGTATTACAGACAATGTTCCAAGAATAGATTATACTGATGCTTCTTGTCCGTCGCTCTTATTAGAACCTACAAGGACGAATCTTGTTTTATCAAGTGAATATCCACATAATTCGGGTATAGATGGAATTCCTTTTGCTAGAGGTGGTGCAAATATTACTTATAATTATGGTATAAGTCCTGAAGGTTTACAAAATAGCACACTTGTATCAGGTACTAGTGGGAATGTAGGTATACAAGTTTCTTTTTCTAATAGTGATATTAATGTGGATTGGTCTTATAGTTTTTATATCAAAGGAAATTCAGGGGAAACTGTCCATTTGAGATACGAATTAACTCCATACGTTTTAAATAGTCAAGAATATATTACCTTTACTGGTGATTGGCAACGAATAGAAAAAACAATTTCTTATGATGGAACTGCTCATACTGTAAAACAATGGTATGTAACATTTCTTCAACAATCTACTGCAACACAATTTGAAATTTACGGATTACAAGCAGAATCTAATGCAGCATACCCAACAAGTTATATTCCAACCTATGGCACAAGTGTAACGAGGAATAGTGAAGACAATCAATTATTAAACTTGCAATCAAATAATCTCATCACATCTACTCAAGGAACAATGGTTTTGGATGCAGAGGATGATGATTCAACAGCAGTTCAATACGACATAAAAGGAACTACCGCTTTGGAATACGCTTTAAGATTTAGATTTGCGGAAACATACATAGTTGTAATTCAAAGAGCAAATAATGTACAAACCAATCTTCGCACAATTACTGGTTTAAGTGTGGGAAGAAAAAAGATTGCGTATTCTTGGAGCGGAACAAATTTGATTACTTCGGTAAACGGAACATCTTATACGAACACTATTGATGCAAGTATTGCAGCCGAGTTAAATAGAATTGTTAGGTCTAACCTAAACTCTACAAAAATTAAAATAAATAAGATGATGCTTTTCCCTACGCAATTAACTGAAGCAGAACTAAACGATTTAACAACTATATAATTATGAAAAAATTTAGAAAATACAAATTTGGCAGTAAAAGTTCAGCCACAACTAAAATCAATGCTTTAGGTATTGATGAGGATGGAAACCCTACTCATAACCATTCAATTGTTAGATTAGGTAATATTGTTTTAGAAAATGGCACTTATGACGAAGATGGAGAGGAAATAACTCCGCCAGTATTATCTGACGATTACCACGTTGATGTTCTTTGGGATGGAGAGCCAAGTGAAGATTGGGAAAATCAAATAGTATGGTGTAAACCAGTAGGAGTACACGTTTTTGGTTCATCATCTGCAATAGCTGAATGGACAGAAAAATGTAAAGAATTACATCCAGAGTTTTTCCCAGAGCCAATAGAAGAAATAGAATAATATGCAAAAGCCAAAGTTAGCATTAATACCAAGCGGATATAAGTCTGGAGAAGTATATTCTATATTACCTAATGATGGTAGTGGAGATTTTACTTTTGACAGAGCTAATGGTCTTTCTACAAGAGTCCGTAAAGATGGTCTTATAGAAGAGGTATCTAATGATACACCAAGATTAGATTGGTTAAATAGTGATTGTCCAGTTTTATTGTTAGAGAATGAAAGCACAAACAGACTAACGTATTCAAGTGATTTTGATAACTGGAGTAAAGTAAATATAACAATTTCTTCTGATAGTCAAATATCTCCAAGTGGAGAATATAATGCAGACACTATAACAAGAAACTCTGCATTAGCTTCGTATGTTAGTAAGTCATTTTCTAAACCAACATCAAGTGAATTAGATATGACACTATCTGTTTTTGTTAAACAAAACGTAGGAGATTTCTTTGCTATGAGGAGTCAAGGCTTTTATCCATCAAGAGCAGATATTATATTTCAATTTAGTACAAAGACTTTTACAACATCAGTATCTGGTACTAACTTTACAATAGAAAGCACAAGCTACGAGGATTATGGTAATGGGTGGTATCGTTTATCAGCTAAATTTAATACAGATGCTTACCCTACTTTAGCTTGTTTATTTTCAGCAAGAAGTTTAAGTGGTCAAGTAGATAGTACTGATTCGTCAAGCGATTCAAGTGTTTACTTGTGGGGTGCTCAATGTGAGTTAGACAATTTAACTTCGTTTATTCCTACTACTACATCAACACAAACACGCTTTGCAGAAACTTGCACAGATGCTGGAGATGCTACTATATTTAACGATTCAGAAGGTGTACTATATGCTGAAATAAGTGCTTTAGCTGATGATAGCACAAATAGACACATTACTTTATCAGATGGAAGCAACAATAACAGATTAGTTTTAAAATATGACAATCAAAGTAATGTTATACAAGCGTTTAATCGTGTTGGTAATGTTGAAACTGCTTTTTTAAGTGCTTCTGTTACAGATATAACATTATTTAGCAAATGTGCGTTAAAATATAAAGTTAATGATTATGCTTTATGGATTGATGGTGTTGAAGTAGCTACCGACACAAATGCTACAACTTTTCCAAGTTCAACTCTTAATGATTTAAAATTTGGAGAGAGTGGAGCAAATTCTAATTTTTACGGAAAAGTAAAAGATTTAAGATATTACGATACAGCATTAACAGATGCAGAATTAACAGAATTAACAACATAATATGAAAATCGGAAAATACGAGTTCAAGGATGAGGCTACTGCCTTAAGCAAGATAAAATCTCTTGGTACAGATACTGATGAAGATGGTAACGAATACCCAACTCACGGACACGCTATTGTAAAATTAGGACATATTGTTTTAGAGCAAGGAGAGTATGATGAAGAAGGTAACGAAACTAAAGCACCAGTATTAAGTGATAAATACCATTTAGATGTAGCTTGGAAAGGATTAGAAGAACACCCATACGGATGGAAGTCAAGTGCAGTTACTATTTCTGATGGTAACGGAGTACATAGTTTTTACGGAATAGATTATCAAAATAATAAAATATAAAAATGATAAAAGGATTAAGATATTTAGCAGATAAATTAGAAGAGTTTAAGTTTTGGCTTATACTTAAATGGAATAACCTATTAAAGAGTTTAATGATATGAGCCTAAGCGATTTGAAAGTAGCTTGTTTAAATGCTATCACTTTAGGTGTTAGCTTTACTCATGTTGAGAACAGTTTAAAGGTTATACTGTTATTGGCTTCTATTGTATATACACTCCAAAAGATATACGCTAATCATAAAAAGAATGACAAAGAACTTTAAGTTAAAAGAATTCAAGTGCAAGTGTGGTTGTGATATGCCTTTAAAGGTGTATGAAAACATAATTAAACTTGCTAGTCAATTACAATTTCTTAGAGATTATACTGGTAGACCTATAACTATTAATAGTGGTTATAGATGTCCAGAGTATAATGCTAAAATATCTGGCTCATCTAAAAAATCACAGCATATGTTAGGTAAAGCTGCTGATATAACTATACAGAGTTTAAAACCAGCAGAGGTGTTTGTAATTATAGAGGACTTAATAGATATGGGGCATATGCTACAAGGTGGTTTAGGTTTGTATGATACGTTTGTACATTATGATATAAGAAAAACTAAAGCAAGGTGGAATGGGTGATTATAAGAAAAAGAACGGTACAACAAGAGTAGGTGATGCATTACGTTGGTTAGTTAAACAAGGTAAAGAAGTAGCACCAGATATATTATCTATAGCTGGAGGTATAACTGGTATTGAACAGTTAAAAGAACTTGCAGGTAAAATAGAAGGTAATAAACAACTCAGCGAAGCTGATAAAGAGTTATTACTAGAAGAGCTAAGATATGATATGATTGAAATGCAAGAGTCAACAAAACGTTGGGAAGCAGATATGAATTCTGATAGTTGGCTAAGTAAAAATATAAGACCTCTAAGCCTAGCTTTTTTAACATTGACCTTGTTTATATACATAATACTAGATAGTTCCTTAGAAGGCTTTAAAATAGCTTCTAACTGGATAGATTTACTATCTTCATTACTATTACTTGTTTATGGTGGTTATTTTGGTGCAAGAAGTGCTGAGAAAATTACCAAGAACTGGAAGAAATAGTTTGTTTAATATTAGGGGGTTTGTTTAACATTAAGCCCCTTTTTTGGCTATAAAACATAGCTATCCTGTATACATTGACTTTGTAGAGAGTAGAAATCGTATTTCATAGAAATACTTGATTTATACGGAAGACAATATTGCCACTTCGGCTTTGTGAGCCTTGTGGCTGTCTTTATAAAGTTGAAGCAAAGTTACTACATTTTTCATGTAAAGTCAAGTAAACTTATAAACAATGTTAATAACTAGTATTTTTTTATAACGTATATATATAATATATTTGTATTGTTATGTCATTATTACATCGCCCACAATATGAGATAGGATATAGTGAAGAGGAAGATAAAGAGGGGTTAAGAAAGTTACTTTGGTCTCAATTTATGTGTAAATGTGGGCGTTGTAGTATTAAGACAGGAAAGAATCTTATGGAAAGATTACCTGTGTTTATATTAGATGAGATAGCACAGGAAGAAAGAATGAGGTTTGATATAAAGTTAGCATATACTTGTAAGTCTCATGCAGACAGAATAGCATTAACAAGTAAAAATCCACATAGAGTTGGATTAGGTGTTAAAATTAGAATCATAAATAATATGAAAAGATTAAAGTTAGTAAGAGGTTTAATAATGAGAGGAGTCACTAGGATTAGTCTTTGTGATGAATTTGTTTACTTTGATACTGACGACCTTAAACCGATGTCATTACACGTTAAGTGATGTTTTTTGTTTTGTTTGTTAAGAAGGGAGCTACAGAAATGTGGCTCTTTTTTTTTGTTTTTATTTGCATAATTAAAAAATGTTATTTATGTTTGTATCAAATTAATAACTTATACTATGAAAAAAAGACAAACAAAGAACTTTTGGGATTATAAGATAAACCCAATCACAGGATGGAAAGTAGAGGATTCAGAAAGAATTATTTACGACAGAAGAACAAAAGAAGAACAAAGAATAACTAAATCATTAAAAAGCTATGGAAAAAACAATTAATTATAACTTAGAATTAGATGGAGTAGAATTATCAGTTTATGGATGTTACTGCGAGGGAATGTCAGGGGATTATTTTAATGCACCAGAACCTGAAGAGTTTGAGGTTTATAGTGTTTATATTGAACAAGACCCTGTTGATGTAGATATTACTGATTTAATATACAACAGAATAGAAGAGATAGAAAGTATGATAATAGAGAAATATTATAGATAATGGAGCTTATAGAACATCAAACGTATGATGCTTGGTTTAAATCTTTAGGCAACAAACTATTAGATTGGCATGAAGAGAAACCACAAAATAAAGATTTAATAAACTTACTAAAAGCTGTTGAAATTATAGGAATACACAACAATAAGCTCAACAAGGAGATAAGAGAACTAGAAAGTGAATTAGAAGACATAAAAGAAGCTATAAATAATTTAAACAATATATTATGATGGATTTACACGATTTTAAGAATCAACAAATAAAAGCACTACAAACAGAAGTGTGTACTCTTAATGAATACATTACTAGACTAGAAACGTTTATCTTTGAATTAACTGAAGAAAACTACCCAAACGATTATAAAAAAGTTATTAGACAAGAGCTGTTTGGAAGTAAAAATGAAGACTAATTTGTATTTAACACATTTATTTACTATATTAGCAAAATATTAATTAAAAACAATTAACATTATGAATTTTCACGACAAAGTACTTATAGTACAATCGGAGTTAAAAGCTCCTAAGAACCAACGCAACAATTTCGGTAAATATAATTACCGTTCTTGTGAGGATATATTAGAGGCAGTTAAACCTCTTTTAAATGCAAATGCGTTAACACTTATGATTACTGATGAGATTAAAGAAGTGGCTGGTTTAGTTTATGTAGAGGCTAGAGCAGTATTGTTTGATACAGAAGGTAGGATTGAGTGTACAGCACAAGCTGGTATTGACCCTAATAGAAAAGGTATGGATATAGCTCAATCATTTGGTAGTAGCTCTTCTTATGCTCGTAAATACGCTCTAAACGGTTTATTCCTTATTGATGATACTAAGGATGCAGATGCCACAAACGACCATAAGGATGCTCGTAAATGGCTTAATAAAAACACATCAGAGTTTAAGAAAGCACAAGAGTTTGTTTCTAATGGTGGTTCAATATCACAAATAGAAGGGAAGTATAAAATATCAGCAGAAGTAAAACAATTATTAAATAACTAAAATTATGGAAAACACAAAAGTATTCGCAGATGGATTTATCTTTAAGCGAAATGAAAATGCACCTGAGTTTGTTGTAGGTGGAATTAGTATTAAGGTTGATGAGGCTCAAAAGTTCTTATCTTCTAATGCTAATAACGGATGGGTAAACCTAGACGTAAAGCAGAGTAAGTCAGGTAAGTATTATATGGAGTTAAATACATTTACTCCTAAATCAAAGTCTGGTGAAGCTCCAGCACCTAAAAGAGATAACTTTAAAGTTGCTTCTGGTGCTGACTTACCATTTTAACTAACCAACAACAGGGGTGGGGAAACCTGCCCCTTTTTATTATAACAAACAAACAAAACATTTAAAATATGAGTACAGACGATAAAGAGATACAGAGAATGCACATGGAGAAAATCGATAGCGATTGCTATGTTGATATATCTGAGTCTATAAAACATCCTCCTGTTGCATTATCATTTGGTAGGTATTCCATAAATACACCAAGTGGTATAGTAAGATACCCTATACCTATCGGTACTTATGGCAATTTTAGTTTTGTCAGCGGTCCTCCTAAAACAAAGAAAACCTTTTTTGTCTCACTATTAACCTCAGTCTACTTATCATCTAATGGTAGAAATGATTATGGAGGAAAGATGAGAGCTGATAGGAAGGGTAAGTGCGTTATACACTTTGATACAGAGCAAGGTAAGTTCCACGCTCAAAGGGTGTTTAGAAGAGTTGTAGAGATGAATAACTCAGAAAACGTAGGATGTTACCATACATACGGATTACGTTCAATAGGATACAAGACAAGAATTGAATTTATAGAATATAAACTAAAAACTGTTTCTAATGATAATGAGATAGGCTTAGTTGTTATTGATGGAATAGCTGATTTGGTTTCTGATGTCAATGATATACAAGAGTCTAATGAATGTATACAAAGGCTTATGACTTGGAGTGAAAGATATAATTGTCATATTGTTCTTTGTATTCACACTAATAACGGTTCAGAGAAGCCTACAGGTCACTTAGGTAGCTTTGCTCAGAAGAAATGTGAAACAGGTATAGTACTAGAGAGAAATGAAGTTGAAGATGAGCTTATAACAGTAAGATGTAAGCAGAGTAGAGGGTTCTCTTTTGAGCCATTTAGTTTTAAGGTTACAGAGTTTGGATACCCAAAGATTATTACTAGTCTGAATGATGACCTTGCTGTTGTTGAGCCCCAAAAGAAAGAACCTAATAAATGGCAACAAAAAATGAATATCGCATAGTTACACCTATGTATATTGACTTAGAAAGAAAGACTAAGAAAAATAGAAGAGTTTATATAAGTATGAACTCGTATGGAAATGTAAATCATTTTATAAACAACCAAGTGAAGATGGAGTTTAAAAAACTAATAGAAGACCAATTAATAGGAATAAATATACCTACTCCTGTTGAGATTTTTTATCAGGTATTTAAGCCTAGCAAAAGAAGATTAGATAAGATGAATGTTATTGCTGTCACATCAAAGTATTTATTAGACGCTATAACTGAAATGGGTTGTTGGGAAGATGATAATGATGATTATGTAAAAACAGAAACAATACTACCAACTGTATACGATAAAGGTAATGGTAGGGTTGAGATTTTAATAAAATGTATAGATGATTAGTAAGCAATTAGAGAAGCTTGCATCCAAGCATAGTACTTGGGTTGGGCTAGTGAAGAGTATGGGTTGTAATCCAGCCTATGTAGAAGATGTTGTTCAGGATGCTTATATTAGGGTTTATGAATATCTAGAAAAAGGTGTTGATATATCTTATGGTGAAGATGATGTAAATGACTTTTATATGTATATGACATTGAGAAGCATATATCTTAATCAGTCAAAAAAGAAGTCTGTAGCAAATGAGATTTTAGATATACAAGAAGACGCTCTAGACTTTACTTTAAACAGTATAAGAGAAGAGTTTATAGATGTTGAAGAAGAGAAAGGATTTAATAGGCTTATGGATAAAATATTTACAGAAGTAAATAGCTGGGAGTTTTATTCTAGAAATATATTCATAGCTTACTTTACTACAGGACTGTCTCTGGATAAATTATCTAAAGAGACAGGTATAGGTAGAAGCAGTCTTTATAACTCAATAAAGAGATATAGAGAGATTATAAGAGAAAACTTCTCAGAAGATGCTGAGGATTATTATAACGGAGATTACGATAAAATTTAATTATTATGGAAGAGTTTAAAGGAGACAAAAGAACTAAGGCTTACAAAGAATGGAAGGCTAAGTTTGAACTAGAGAACAATAACAAGTCAAAAGGACTTGGAGATACTGTTGAGAAGATTACTAAAGCAACAGGAGTAAAAAAAGCTGTTAAAGCACTTTTTGGAGAGGATTGTGGTTGTGATGAGAGAAAGGCTAAACTTAATGAGATAATGAGCTATAAGGTTACAAATTGTCTTGAGGAGAGCGAATACAATTATCTAAATGAGTTTATGTCTAAAAATAAACCTAATGTAACTATGGTTGAGCAAAGAGCTTTGTTGAATATATACAATAGAGTGTTTAACCAAAGAAAACAAATGACTAGCTGTCCTAGTTGTGTTAGGGGTATGATTAATGAACTTAGAAGACTAATACAAAACTATAAATAATGAGAGACTTTAGACCAAGATTAAAAGGAAACAAACTAAAGGCGTTTAAGAATTTAACAAAGAACGAAACTAGAGTTTTAGTTATTGGAGACTTACACGAGCCTTTTTGTTTAGACTCGTATCTTAAACATTGTAAAGATGTTTATTCTAAATACAATTGTAATAGAGTTGTGTTTATTGGTGATGTTATAGACAATCATTACTCAAGCTATCACGAAACAGATGCTGATGGTATGGGTGGTGGAGATGAACTGGACCTAGCGATAGACAGGATAGCTAGATGGTACAAAGCCTTTCCAAAGGCTGATGTTACTATCGGTAATCACGATAGGATAATATCTAGAAAAGCTCAGACCTCATCTATACCAAAGAGATGGGTGAGAGATTATTCGGAAGTTCTTAACACACCTAATTGGAACTTTATAGAAAGGCTAGTTATTGATGATGTTCAGTATATTCATGGAGAAGGTGGTACTGCTAGAACTAAATCTAAAGCAGATATGATGAGTACAGTTCAAGGGCATTTGCATACACAATGTTATACAGAGTGGTCTGTAGGTGCTAAGTTCAAAGTATTCGGAACACAAGTAGGTTGTGGTATAGACCACGAGAAATATGCCTTTGCATACGCTAAGGCAGGTAAGAAGCCAGCCATAGGATGTGCTGTTGTTATTGGTGGGCATACTGTAATTAATGCACTTATGAATTTATAATGAATTACAATAACGATTTCAAATACGATTTAAAAGTTGGGCAAGTTAAAGAACAAGAACTTGCTAACATATTCTCAAGCAAAAAGATTGAGGTTAAGTATGACCTTATGGCTTCTGAGACAGGTAATGTGTTTATTGAGTATGAAAGCAGAGGCAAGGCTAGTGGTATAAGTACTAGTGAAGCAGATTACTACTGCTTTTGTATTAAACATACATTTCATTTGATACCTTCTGAATTGTTAAAACACAAATGCAGAAAGTATCTAGGAACAAACAGAGACAAGTTAGGTGGTGACAGCAATACCTCAAAAGGTATTCTGTTGCCTATTAATGAATTATTTTAAATATGTGGACTATGAATGTAACACAAGACATAATAAGCGGAACTGAATCAGCTTATGTAATAGAAAGAAAGAGTATGCCTGTATTTAGTGGTGTGCTTAAATACTTTCCAGATGCAATAAGAGAAGTATCTAAGACTTCTTGGGCTGGAAATCAACAACATCATCCAGACAAGCCTTTACATTGGGATAGGAGTAAATCTGGAGACGAATTAGACGCTTTAACAAGACATCTAATGGAATCTGGTACAATAGACACAGATGGGGTTAGACATAGTGCAAAAGTAGCTTGGAGAGCCTTAGCTAACCTGCAAAAAGAGCTAGAAGCTGATGGAGAAGCTCCTTTGAGTGAATATAACAAAAAAAATTAGGTTTTGTTGATTATTTTGTTTATATTTGTTAAATAAATAAGTGAATTATGGAAATTAAAGCTATTTTAGACGCAGACAGTATGATTTACGCTTCAGCATCCGCTTCTGATGACTTAGAGGAGGCTAAAGTTAAGTTAGATGCTAAAATAAACAATTCTTTGAACAATTTACAGGATTTAGGCTATGATATTGTTAGTTTAGTTGTTTGTAGTGGTTCAAAAGGTAATTTTAGGAAGTTTATAACTAAAAAATACAAGGCTAATAGAAAAAATATAGATACACCTCCTTTTTTAGACCAATTACATGACTATTGTAAGCAAGATTGGCAATCTATGTTTGGATATGGCATAGAAACTGACGATTTAGTTGCTAAAATATGGTTACATAGCAAAAATAACGATGAAAACCCTGTTATTGTGGCTATAGATAAAGATTATTTGCAGTTTCCAGCTAAAATATACAATTATAACAAAAATACATTGATTGAAGTATCTGAAGTAGATGCTTTAAGGAATTTTTATACACAAATGATAGTAGGAGACTCAGCAGACAACATATTAGTATGTAGTGGTAAGGGAAAGGTTTATGCAGGTAAGTTATTAGGTGAATTAACAACTAAATACCAAATGGTGAAGGCTGTTTACAACGTTTACAAGGACTATTACAAGTCTAAGGCTAGAGAAAAGTATATTGAGTCTTATAACCTACTTAAACTAAGAACAGATGTATAATGAAACACAGCAAGATATAGTTTACTCTTATTATTTACTAGCATTGTACAGTATATCTCAAGGAGAAACTATTGATGAGCTTGAAGAAGTAATATCAGGTTTTGAATATGAGGATTTATATGAGCAATGCGATGGTATAAGACAGGCTATAAATTTTGCTAAGAACAATACAATGCAAGCTATTTTAAATGAATTAGATAATGAAATTGAACAATAAATAATAAATTATGTATATAAACATTGAACTAAAAAAAACAGAAAAGAAAGACCACTTTGATTTATCCATAAATGGGGTTAAGCTAGGGGAGTGGGAACAAAGTGAATTAAGATATTTAATAGAGAAAATTGATAATAAAATAACAAGATAATGACATTAGAACAATTAAAACAAGAATTAGACGAAAGATATAAATTTGATATTGCTAAAAGAAGTAGAACTAGAAAAGTATCTTATGCAAGAAAAGTATTTTGCAGTTTAGCAAGAGAGCTGGATTATACTTGGGAATCTATAGGTAAAACAGTTGGACTAAGCCACGAGGTTGCTTACTATCACTCTTGCTCATTAGATGTAATAGATGACTCAGATAGGATTATATATGATGATATTGTATCTAAATATGACTTATGCATAAAACCTATTTATGATAGACCTATAGATGTATTAAAAGCTAAAACAGAAAAAGAGATTAAGATTAACATACAAGACAATATAAAACAAGTCATAACCAAAATGAATGAAGTAATGTTTGACTGGGATATAGAATCGTTAAACGACTTCTTCAGCAATAGGCTTACGCCTTATGATAAGGCTAGGAAGAATAGAGTTATGCCTAAAGCTATTGTACAAGAGAAAGGTGCTAAAATAAATAACAGAGTATTAAATCCATTTTTATCATGAGACTTAAAAAACTAACACAGCAACAAAGAATAGGTAGATTAGAGAAAGTAGTATCTCAGCTATTTGTATTAACTAAAAAGATTGAGGGTGAAATAAAAGTCATTCAAGATAAGACAGGATATAACAAAGACGAAGAAGAATAGTATGTTGTCTCAAGATATAATTAAATGGTGCTTTAAAGAAGGTTATAGAATATATCCAGTTACAAAAGATAACCTAACCTACCAAGTCGAAGTTTGCAAGGCTCACCAAAAAGCCTTGCTTACTGAGACACATACCAAAAGAACTATACATAAGGCAGTTGAGGACGTTTATGTAAAGCTCTACAATAAACAAAACAATAAATAAATTGTTATAATGTTATGAGTAGACATAAAAAATCAGAAGAGACTTCTAAGAATGATGGCAGAAAGTATAATAAAAGATTAGCACCAAAGCCAATATCTACAAAAGACAAAATGGTAAAGCCTGCCAGAACTACTAAGGCTAAGAAAGAACGAATAGCATCTTATGCTGTTTCAGCTATGAAAGAGGTGTTTGGAAGTGAGAAGGATGCATTTAAACATATGGCAGAACTAGCAAAGACTAACTTTAATCAGATGAAGTTGCTTATGGAATATGCTTATGGTAAACCATCAGACAGTATAAATGCAGACAGTAAAAGAAAAACAAAGTCAGCACCTACAATTAACTTTGTTATGAATAATCAACAGCCTCAGATTGATAATACCATTGATATAGAATCAGAAGAATGAAAAACTCAATACAATTAAACGACAAGTATGTACCTCTTTTTACTGATAAATCGAGGTATTTTGTTGTTACAGGGGGTCGTGGTTCAGGTAAGTCATTTGGTGTAAATGTATTCTTACTTAACTTAACATATGAGTCAGGACATAAAGTATTGTTTACTCGATTTACTTTAACCTCAGCAGCTGCATCTATTATACCAGAGTTCATTGAAAAGATTGAGCTTATGGGAGTTGAATCAGACTTTAGGATAACAAAGGATGAGATTATAAATCTAACCACAGGAAGCTCTATTATATTTAAAGGCATCAGAACATCATCTGGTAATCAAACAGCCGCCCTGAAGTCTCTTAGTGGCGTTACAACGTTTGTATTGGATGAGGCAGAAGAACTTGTAGATGAAGATACTTTCAGTAAGATTGACTTCTCCATACGTTCTAACACTAAACACAACAGGGTTATATTGATACTAAATCCAACAACTAAAGAGCATTGGATATATCAGAGGTTCTTTATGTATCCTAATGTAAAAGCTGGTACAAATGGCTCTAAGGCTGATGTAACGTACATACACACTACTTTTGAGGATAATAAGACTAACCTATCTAAAAGTTATTTAGAGCAGTTATATGACCTTAAAAGACGTGATATAGTTAAGTTTGAGCATCAGATACTTGGTGGCTGGCTAAACAAGGCAGAGGGAACTATAATAACTAACTGGAAGGTAGGTCACTTCGTACAGACAGAGCTTATGTGTTATGGACAGGATTTTGGTTTCTCTACAGATATAACTAGTTTAGTGAAGGTAGCAGTAGATAAAGACACTAGAAGTGTTTATGTAAAGCAAATATATGGAAAGACAAATCTATCTACTTCAGATATAGCTTACAGGAATAAAACAGAGTGTGGTACAGATTTAATTATATGTGACAACTCAGAGCCTCGTTTAATATCAGAGCTAAAGAATATGGGTTTAAATATAAAGCCTACAATAAAAAAGAAAGGTTCAATACTTTCAGGTATTGCACTTATGCAAGACTATCAGATAATAGTTGACAGAGAATCTAACGGCATCATAAGAGAGATAAACAACTATGTTTGGCATGAAAGAAATCAAAGACCTGTAGATAAGTTCAATCACTACATTGATGCGATTAGATATTCTTTAATGTATTTACTTCAGGGTGTAAACTCTGGTAGATATGTAATCAGGTAAGACGTTTAATATTATGGGGTATGTTTAATACTATACCCCCTGTGTTTAATATTATACCCCCACTATGTTTAATATAATGGGGGTATCTTGGTTAGTGGATAAATGGGAATGCAAAAACAAAATATAGAAATATTATTGTGACAAAAATTACCACATAAAATAATAGTATTTTAATTAATAGCTTTATTTGTCTTTTTATAAAATTATTCATACAACAAATATATTTACATAATAATGTTGTTTAAGTAAAAAAATCAGCAAAAAAGTCTTTGCCATTAAAAATATTTTTCGTAATAAGAAGTTATATGCATCTTATCGAATAATTGTGCATTTTATCGAAATAGTTTTTTTTATTGAATTATGGCTCGTATGTTTGTACTATTAATAACAATAAAACAATATAATTATGAAAGCAATAAGAGAAGTGAAAGGAAGTGTATTGATTGATACAAAAAAAGGATTTAATGTTTGGGTGGATGTTTGGTATGAAGATGGTGAGTTATTTGCGGATTGGAATAAATATATTTTCTACTCAGACGATGAAGATGATGTTAAGCAAAAAGAATTTCAAGAAGATAGTAATAACTTCATGGAAGCTACTGAAGAAGCGATTGACTTTTACATGAAAATTAATAATAACAACAAAACAATATAATTATGACACCAATAGAAGAAAAATTCTCAGATTTAGAAACAAGATATAAATTAGATATAGATACGTTTCCTGAAACAGAACAAGATGATTTTGAGGAATATTTTAATGACTTGATTGAAGCTACTTTTTCAATAGAATGTATTTATTATAAAGTAGCTATGGAGTACCTTATGGATAACGATATGAGTTTGTCTCAGTCTTTAGCTTTGGCTTCACGCTTCGACTTTAAGCCTAGAGAATTAAGTAGTGAAACTTTAGCTACTTTATTGATGCAAGAGACAGAACAAGAAAAACTCTATGAAGCAAAAGACGATTTAGAAGAATTATTTAATGAATATTTAGAATTATTTAAAATAGAATAAAATGAAACAAATAATATCAGACAGAGAAATTGTACAGGTTTTAGAATCTCACTTCTTTGACGTATACGAGTCAATTTTAACACATATAGAAACAATTAAAAAATAATAAAATGGAAAATAAAACAGAATTAAAAGAAGTATTTATTACAACAACAAATAGTTTATGGTCAAGTCCTGATGTAGTTCATATTGAAGCTATGGGGTTTTTACCTGAAGAATCAATTTATATAGAATGGGACGCAAATTCTCTAGTCAGGGATTTACCATCTTTATATAAAATGTGTAAACTAGCCATAGAGAAAGGCGAAGAATCACTAAAAGAAGATTTAAAGGATTTTATTAATGAGATTAAAAACGATTTAAAATAATGTACACAATAAATATATTTGATGCTACACGCATTATAAATAGCCGTAAGGACTTTATATTACTTAACATAGGTAATGATAACAGAATTACAGATTACCGCCTTACAAACGATTTAACAAAGTTTAGGGGGCATTACCAAACATTTAGACTTGTGGAAGTAATAAGGGAAGAAATAAATAACGGAATAAAAATAAAATAAATTTAGATTTTATATTAAGGGGGTGCAGTCATGCACCTCTTTTTTTTGTTTAATATAATGGGGGAGAATTTTTATATATGTTTAATATAATGGGGTGCGTTTAATATTATGGGGTCACAAAAAAATATATCTTCTTTTTTGCTCTTGTTAAATCTAAAAAACAACCTTTGCAAATTCTAGCAAAAAAAATTAAATTAATGTTTGGATAATTAAAAATATTTTTGTATTCGTGCACACGTACATATATTTATACATTTATAATACTTTATTTAGAATCAATATAAATAACAATATTTTGCAAAAAAATTAATATTTTTGTTTGGTATTTAAAAAAAGGTTGTATATTTGTAGAGAACAAAAACAATAACAATTAAAACAAAACATCATGAAAACATTTAAAAAATTAGATTTACAAGTTAAAGCAATGTTAATTTTCACTTTAATTATTGGCTCATTATTCACGGTAATGGCATTAACTCAGGGTTTTAATTCTTTTTAATTATGGAGAAATTAAATAAAAAGGAATTAATAAAACTAATCAAAACACAAAACAAAGACTTTATCAACTATTTAATTAAATTACAAAATGAAAAGACAAAATAAAATATTTCTTAATATAGGTTTAAATAATTGCCCTATAAAATCAAATAAAATTATTGATAGGCTTAATTATGTGGGTTTATCTGTTAAGGCTTCAATGTTAAAAAATAGCAAATATAAAGGAGATAAAGAAGAAACCTTAGTAATTTATTCCGATAGCAGTTTTAAATTAAGTAAAGTAATTGAAATAATAGAAAACTTTTGCTTGTCATTAAATCAAGACTGTATATCTTTAAAATATAATTTAAATGATATTATAATTTATAATCCATATTTAGAGACTGAAAAAATAAAATTTAATGATAAGTATTTTAAAACTATAAAAGCATGAGACAAATAACAAAGGAAAGTATTAACGCATTTGTTTGGGGATTTACTTTCAGTAAACAAAACACAAAAGTTAGAGTATTTAACGACGTTATAAAATTACAATTACACGATAATACAATAGCGATAAGGGATAGAATAACAAACAAAATAAAAATTTCTAATTGTGGTTGGTTTACCAACACAACAAAAGAAAGATTAAACGGTTTGCCAAATGTTAATATACATCAAAAAAATTATATTTGGTATCTTAACGGCAAAGAATGGGACGGCAATTTAATAACTATTAATTAATAAACATTATGAAAGCAACATTGACACAAAAATTAAATATAATAAAGAGTAATAAAACCTTTATAAATTATACACTAGACAATGAAGGGAAACTAAAAACCTATGTATTAAATGATGACTTTATAAGATACAAAAACAGGTTTCAAACTTTTAAATTGTTAGACTTATTTAAAAGGGAATATATTTTAAATGATTCTGCAAACTTTACAATTAATGAGATATTAAAACACTTGAATATTAAGTAAATTTAAACACATATTAACACAAATTAGGGGCTATATTTTAGCCTCTTTTTTTATGCAATTATTTTAATAAGTTGTTGATTATTAATATTTATTATGTTTGTAGTTTGTGACCGATTTTAAGCCCTTCTAAGAGCCTAATATCTTTTGCCTAGTATACAACTATTAACCTCAGCGTAAACACGCTTAAAACAGCCTTAAAACGTCTGTAATTAGCTGTATTTTAGTGCAATTAACGTAAATTGAAAGTATGGTGGGTTGAGTTATCCATTCCAATGATTTCAAACATATGTTTAATATGATGGGGGTCAAAACTCTTTTTGACTAAAACTGATTTATTGATTACAGAAATATATTTGGAAACAGTTCTATGTTTAATATGATGCCCCCCTTTTTTTATATCTTGTTATTTTAGATTTAGGTTGCTAGTCTAATGGTTAGCGTGTTACTCGTTAGGTTGAATACTACTTGGGCATCAGCGAAAACAACAAAGGATTAAGTAGTGCAATTTCTAAGGAGATTTAATTTACCTGAACCAACTATATCATCTATAGAAGTTTGGCAACTTAGGCAGATTTGCGACTGCTACATACTTATAACAAAAACCTATTAATTTCATTTTAGGTATATAGATAAAAAGTATTAATACTTAAACAACTATAGATATTATTTATGATAAAATGATATTTATAAAATATTGTTATAATACTATGAGTAAAATAGATTTGACGATACCATTTAGTTTGGGGCAGATTACACTAGGACAGTATCAGGATTATTTAAAGATATTGGAGAAGTGGGATAAGGAAGATGAGACGTATCTTAAGTTAAAGATATTACAGATATTTTGTAATATGTCTGCTGAAGATGTGCAGAGGATTAAGTTGTCAGAGTTTGAAGATACTATTCAACACATAAACGACTTATTTAATGAGGACACTAGTAAGTTAATTAATAGATTTAAGATGACTGGTAGTGATGGACAAGGTGGAGAAAGGACTGTGGAGTTTGGTTTTATACCTAAACTAGATGATATATCATTTGGTGAGTATATTGACTTAGAGACTTATGTTGGTAAGTGGGAGTCTATGCATAAAGCTATGGCTGTATTGTTCAGACCTATTACTAAAGACAGTAAAGGGTATTATTTGATAGAAGATTATCAAGGTAGTGCTAAGTATAGCGAGGCTATGTTAGATATGCCAGTTAGTGTAGCTTTATCAGCTACGGTTTTTTTTTATCGTTTAGGAATAAAATTACAGAATTATACTCTGGACTCTTTAGCGAAGCAGATGTTGAAGGAGGGAGCTCAACAAGCATCCAAGCTAACTTTGGGAAAAAGTGGGGTTGGTATCAATCAATACATACACTTGCTCAGGGAGATGTTAGACGAATTGACGAAATTACAAAAACCAGTCTTCATAAGTGCTTTATGATGCTAGAATATGAAAAAGATAAAAACAGAGTTGAGAATGCTCTAATTAAGAAATCAATGAAAAGATAATATGAACTTTTACGAATTAATAGACTTACTTAAACAACTAATAGAGGAGAATGATTTCACTAATAAAATTACATTTGGTGATATATCAGATGTAGACCTCAACAAAGACACCACATTCCCATTATTACATATAATGCTAGATGAGGCTGTTATACAACAAAACACTATTGATTATAGAATAAATATTATCGCTGCTGATATAGTAGATGTGATTGACGAGAATTTAGGTGTAGATGACTTTTATGGAAACGACAATACTCAAGATATATTAAACACACAACTAAGAGTAGTTACTGAGCTTGTTAATGCACTTAGAAAGCTAGATTTAGTAGCTTCTAAGTATTCTAGAGTAGAAGACGAAGCAACTGCAACTCCTTTTAGAGATAGATTTGAGAATGAGATTGCTGGGTGGGAAACAAGTATAACACTTAAGAAGTTCCAAGATGGAGGTTCATCTATTGGAGTAGGACCTTGCTAATGAGTTTTGAAGCAAACATACAGAATGCCTTAGACAAAATTGGTCAATACTATATTGTTGAATTAAAAAACGGTATACAGGCTTCTGGCAATGTTGCTTCTAAAGATTTATTAAATAGCATAAAGCCTAAAGTTTCTGCTGACGCTGTTACTATTACAGCTAATAGATACTTACAGGCTTTATCTGAAGGAAAGAAACACACATCTAAGAGACCTTCTCCAGAAATGGTAAGTAGTATTTCTAGGTGGATGAAGTTTAAAGGGTTGAAACCTAAAAGTGGTGGTCTTAGTGACATTAGTTATAAAAAAGCATCCTTTGCAATAGCAAAGAGAATAAACAATAGTGGTTGGGCTGGAAGTAAAGTTATACAAAAAGCATTCTACGCTATAGAGAATAAAATAGATGAAGAGATTACAAATGCATTTAAGCAAACAATAGATGAGATAATTCAAGAAATGAATCAAGAAATAAACAAAAAGTAATGACAATAACATACAATAAAGTACTAATAGATGTTACATCTGAATTTACAATAGGAGATACAATAATAATTACAGACTCTGCTGGTAATTCAATAACTTGGACTTCTCCAGCTACATACCCAGCTCCTGTTTTTCCTGAACTCTCTCAATCATTATTATCTTTTGCTGGAGATTTAATTAGCGGTGACAACATAACTACAAATGGTGGTAAGTTACAGCTTCTTGCATACGGTGCTGTAATAAGTTTTACAACTCAAAACTTCTTTCTAGGTAACAACAAGCTAACATTTTCTGTAGTTCAAGCTGGAGGCTCTAATACAACAGGAGCTATAACTGCAACTACTGGAACTGTAAATAGAAGTTTTAATAATATCTTAACAAGAAGCCCTTACTATGTAAGCAGGCAAGACGCTACTGCATCAAGTTTTCAACTAACATTAGACATAAACAATGATAGGCTATGGATTTCAAACCCTGTCAATGAAAACTTATTTGAATCTACAGTAACCTTAGTAAATGAATTAGCATTATCAGATATAAGTCCTTTGGTTAGGGATTTTGTGCCTAGTAACTTTAACGGAACTTACAAAACAACAAATGCATCTACATTAATAGATTTTGAATTTGCAGCTCCATCAGACTTAGCTGTTGGATTTGATGGCTATGGTTATTTTGAAGATGGATACAATCCTGTATTAGAAAAGCCACTTATGCAATCTAATACATACATATCAAAGCCAGATGACTCTCCAGTAAGAATACCTGTGTTAAGAGCCGCTACAGACTCTGTTCAGTTTGTTTATAATGGAGATGTTATATATTCAGCAGATATTGGAACTTCTACATTTTGTGATGAGCAAATACTTTATGTAAGCAATGTAGTTAATGGTGCTGATGATTTTATGCAAAGAGTATTAATGGATGGTGGAATATTTGAAGATAGTTCTTGCTTCCAGAGTTTTGAAGGATTATATACTATATACCCTGTACAAAAAATATACATAACAGGATATGATGGAAGTGTTGAGATAATAGACGTAGAAAGTATTGATGAATGTAAATACGAGCCATACAAACTAACGTTTATAAATAAGTTTGGTGCACTACAAGATTTATGGTTCTACAAAAGAAGTGATTTATCTATGGACGTAGAAACAGATTCTTATAGAAGTTCTGTATTAAGTTCTGTTAAAGATTCTGGAGGAGTATACAACACTACTTATGACACAAGCAATCATCAATATAGAAACATATATGTATCAGGAAAGGAATCATTAAGATTGAGTTCAGGATTCTATAGAGAATCATATAATGAAATATTTAGACAACTTATGCTTAGTGAGGTTTTATGGATTGAGTACGACAACGTAACTCTTCCTGCTAACATAAAGGCTTCTTCAATAAAGTATAAAACACAATTAAATGATAAATTAATAAACTACGAGATAGATTTAGAATTTGCGTTTGACAAGATAAATTCAATAAATTAATGAGAAGAAACGTAGAACTATACATAAAATTAGATTCTTCAGATGCTGGCGAATATAATAGAATTGATTTATACGAATTTGAAGATATAAACATAAACAACTCTATAAAAGACGCTAGAGATATAGGAAAGGTATTTACTGAGTTTACACAGGAATTTAAAGTTCCAGCTTCTAAGAACAATAACTTTATATTCTCTCACTATTATAACTGGGATATAATAAATGGTTTTGATGCTAGAATAAAAGTAAAGGGTCTTATAAAAATAAATGGAGTAGATTACAAAAAAGGAAGAATAACTCTAAAAGGTGCTTCACTAAAAAAGAATAAGGCTAAGAACTATAGTATAGTATTCTATGGAGAAACAGTAGGTCTTAAGCAACTATTCTCTGACGATAAACTAAAAGACTTAAATACAGGTTATCTAAATAAATTTAGTCTACCATACACATCAGACAATGTTAAGTTTGGTTTAAAGAATGGATATAATCTAGTTGGAGGTACTCTTGTAAATAATACAGGAACATCTCATGCTGGAGACTTATGTGTTCCTTTTATAAGTTCTAGAGATTACTATTTCTACGATAGTACAGTTCCATCACCAAATCCAGCAGAAGGAGCTAGTGCATCTAGAAACTTAAATATATCAGAGACAAACACTCCAAGAGGAGTTATATTTGCTGACTTAAAGTTTGGTATAAGAATTTATCATATAATAAAAGCAATAGAAGAAAGATACGGTTTAACATTTAGTGATGACTTTTTCTCTACTACAAACTTAGAATTCTATGAGCTGTATATGTTGTTAAGTAAAGAATCTGGCAGATACTCTGGTACTGCTGGAACTGTTGTTACTGATATAGACGACTTCTCATTAGACTCTGGAAATGACCTAAGACCTTTAACAACTTGGAATGCGGTTAGAAGTTCTGATGTTGGGTATCAGAAATATGAAGTTACCTACACAGTTCAAACGCTATATCCTAGTTCAGTATATAGTGTTGCTGTAACAGATACAAATACAGGTACTGAGTACTTAGAACAAAGCGGAGGAGGATTAAGTACTACATTTGTATTTAATGTTGAGAGCGGAAGTGGGTTTATTCGTGAGGAAATTGTAAGAAATTTACAATTTAAAATACAAGGTGAGAATGTTGGTAATTTCGGTCAGTCATTATCAATAGAGAGAACAACAAGAGAGTATGTAGAAAGTAGTGGATTTGTAACCACAACAGAGACTTCTGAGTATTCATTAGCAGGAGAAACTCTTAAGTTTAATGCAATAGGAAGTATGCCAGACATTAAAGTTATTGACTTTCTTACTTCACTATTTAAAACATTTAATTTAGTAGCTTACTTTGACAATGATGAAATAGTAGTCAAAACGCTAAATGACTACTATGATGAAGGACAGCAAATAGACTTAACACAGTATATAGATAATGATGCTATAAATCTAAATAGAACAAACTTATATTCTGTAATAAACTTTGAGTTTGAAAAGCCTAGCACATTTGCTGTTTTAAATTCAAATAACATAACTTCTGATGAGTTTGGTAATGAGAAGATGAATAACCTATCTCAAAACACAGAGATATTTAATACTCTGGCATTTGATGGAGGAACTTATAACGTTAAGAATAAGTTTGAGAAAGTTATGTATGAAAGAAGTACTAATCAAACTGGAGGTGCTAATACTAATATTGGATGGGGTTGGCTTGTAAATGACAATCAAGACCCAGTTAATATTAAGCCTCTACTTTTTTACGCTATAAAACAAAGTTTATCATCAGACCCTTCAGGTAATTCTCCTAGTGTAATACTATGGGATAACGGTGACTCAACTTATGACACTTCGTTTTTAACTCAATACATAAGACCTTCAAATACTAGGTCTTACTATAACGGAAGTCTTTTGGTAGAAGAGCAGTCTATAAACTTTGGTAGTGAAGTAGATGAATTTCATCAAGTAGAAAACACAAAGAGTTTATTTGACACTTATTACAAAGAATATGTAGAAGATATTTACAATAGAAGGTCTAGAATAGTAAAAGCAAAAGCGTTTTTACCAGTTAGTATAATACTTAAGATGACCTTAGATGATGAGATAATAATAAACAACAGGCTTTACGGAATAAATAAAATGAAGCTAAACTTAAATACAGGTAAGGCTGATTTAGAATTAATGACTAGAACAGAAAGTAAATTAAGTTAATATGGAATCATTAAAAGCACTAATAGACTTATTAAACGCTGATGACTTCTTAGTAGGAGACGAGGATATAGATATAGCAAAAGGCAAATACAAAAGACCAGAAAGCTGGAAAGAATTTAGAAACATACTAAAACGTAAATAATGGCAGAACAAAGTATAAATATTAAAATCAAAGTTGACAAGCAAGGTAACGTAGAGCTTAAGTCACTTGAAAAGGGTTTTGATAAAATAAAAATAACAGCAAAACAGGCATCTCAAGCTGCAAAACAACTGGGTGTTGATATAAGCAAGATTCAGAGTTCTGGAAATATAAATGTAGCTGCAAATGACTTTAATAAACTAAGCAAGGCTATTGGTGGGGCTGATGCTGCCACAGGTGGAGCTACAGCAACTGTACTTGAATTTGGTCGTGTTGTATCGGATGCTCCTTATGGAATTAGGGGTGTTGCGAACAACTTACAGCAATTAGCATCTAACTTTACTTTTATGGCTAAACAAGCTGGAGGGGCAGGTGCTGCATTAAAAGCTATGGGTTCTGCATTAATGGGTCCTCTTGGTTTATTAGTAGCTTTTCAAGCTGTTATTGCTGCTTTTGATTACTTTAGTCAAAGTTCAAGTGTTGCTGAGAGTAAATTTAAAGACTTATCATCTGAGATAGCTTCATCTACATCTGAGTTGATGATATTGAAAAGAGCTATGGATGATGAGAACGTAACTCAAAGCCAAAGAATAGAGCTTGTTGAAGATGCAAATAGAAAATATAAAGACCTTAATGTATCTTTAGATGAAAATGGAAAATTAACAGATGCTTCTGTAGAAGCTATTAATAGAAAAATATTTGCATTAGAAAGATTAGCTAGAGCAAACGCTATACAGATAGCTATAGAAGAAGAGATGCAGAAAACAATAACAGCTCAGTTAGAAGTTGAAGAACTACTAAGAGAAAGTAGTTTTGAAAGTAGAGAGGAGTTTGAAAAATACTTAGAGGCATCAAGAAAAGCTACAACTCGTTCTGAAGCTATAGCATTACAAAAAAAGCAGTTTGGAGAATACACAACTACAAGAGGTAGGCAAATAGGAGCTATAGTAGAAGCTTTAAGTAATTTAGATGAAACAACTGATTTATCAGATAAAAAAATAAAAGATTTAATAAAAATAGCTTCCAAAGGGATGGAAGAAATTAGAGATATAATTGATGATGAAGATAAAGGAGGTATAGGTGGTGTATCTAATAGAAGGTTTAAACAACAACTTTTAGATTTACAGAAATTCATAAATACTCAGTATAAAAAAGAGTTTTCATTAAGAGAAATAAATCAAGTCGAACTTCTTAAAAATCAACAGGAGTACGAAAAGAAAGATTTATTAATAAGGCTCACTTCATTTAAAAGAAAACAAAAACTAAGGTATGATGAATTTATGGCTTCAAATGCCACAGACGAAGCTAAGGCAAAAGCTAAATTAGATTATTATGAATCTATCAGATTAGCTGAAAACGAGCACCAAGAAGCATTAACTTCTCTAGAATACTTGCATTCTACAAAAAGGTTTAATCAACAATTAGAGTTAGTTAGAAAGTTTAATGCAGATATGCTTAAGCTAAGAGGAGAATTAGCTAGAACAAGAGCTGGCTCTGTAGGTACAGACACGAGTACAGGTAGATTAAATAGACCTCAATCAGATGTAGGTGCTGAAAATATAGAAAACATAATTGCTGCACAAGAGACTGTAGGTGTTTTAAGAGAAGAGGAGTTCCAAGAAGCTCTTGTAGCTAAAGAGCAGCAGTTAAGATTAGCTGGTTTTACTGACCTTCAAATAAAGATGGAGCTTAGACAAATGCAGCACGCTTTTGATATTGAAACAATGGACCAAGAGATTGAGCTTGAAAGGATGAAGATAGAATCTAAGAAGCAGATTAATTTAGAGTATGTTTCTTGGGTCGGTGGGCTTAGTGATGTGTTTAAGGGTATAGCTGGAGAAAATGAGGGGTTAGCTAAGGCTGCTCTTGTTCTTGAAAAGGGTTCTAAAATTGCTAAGATTATAATTGATACTACAGCAGCCAACCAAACAGTTATGGTTGCAGCTTCTGCAAGAGCAATGGCTGGAGACCCAACAGCTATAGGTTTAGGTAAGACAAGAGTTTTAAAAAATAAGATTGGGGCTGGTATATCTATTGCTAAAATTGCAGCAACTACATTACAATCTAGAGGTGGTGCTGGTGGCGGTGGTGGAGCAGGAGATGAAGGCGGCGGAAGAACCTTTGACTTTAATTTAGTAGGCTCTACAGGTCAAGACCAGTTAGCACAAACTGTTGGAGGACAATTCGGTCAAGGTCCTGTTCAAGCATATGTAGTTAGTTCTCAAATCACGTCTCAACAGCAACTAGACAATATGATAGAGTCTGACGCTACATTTGGAGGAGAAGATTAGAAATAAAAAGAAAATTAATTGTTATAATATTATGGAAGACTTAGATATATTTGAATTATTCATAGACGAGGAAAATGAATGGGGTGGCATAGAGGCTATCTCTATCGTTGAAAATCCAGCAATAGAAGAGGATTTTATAGCTCTTAAATCACAGGAAATAAAACTTGCTGAGGTAAACTCTGAAAAGCGTATATTAATGGGAGCTGCTTTAATTCCTAACAAGAAGATATACAGAAGAAATGGTGATAAAGAATACTACATACATTTCTCAGAAGATACTGTAAGAAAAGCATCACAGCTTTTTCTATCAAGGGGTAAGCAGAATAACTCAACTTTAGAACACGAAGTAGAGCTAGGTGGTTTATCTGTTGTAGAGTCTTGGATAATAGAAGACGAAATACAAGATAAGTCTAGAAAATACAATCTTAATATGCCTGTAGGAACTTGGATGGTTTCAGTTAAGGTAAATAATGATGAGATTTGGGAAGAGTTTATTAAGACTGAAAAGGTGAAAGGATTTAGCATAGAAGGTTTCTTTAGCGACAAAAATCAAAACGGTCCTAAAGAAAGCGTTGAAGAAGAACTGTCTCCAGAAGACCTAGCTAAGATATATGAGATAGAAGAGATTTTAAGTGCGTATAATAACGTAGAATTAAAAACTTATAGTGATTATCCAAAGGCTGCTAGAAACAATGCTAAGAGAGCTTTAAAATGGAAGAAAGAGAATGGTAGTTCTTGTGGGACAAGTGTAGGTTGGACAAGAGCCGCTCAACTAGCTAGAGGTGCTAGCTTGAGTCGCTCAACGATTGCTAGAATGGCATCGTTTAAAAGACATCAACAACACAAAGACGTACCTTATTCTGAAGGATGCGGTGGTCTTATGTGGGATGCTTGGGGTGGCTCTGCTGGAGTTAACTGGGCTATCAGTAAGCTAAAAAAGATAGACTCTGAGAAGATGGCTGAAGTAGGACCTAAAGGTGGTGTTAAGAGTAGTCCTAAAGCACCTAAATCAGATACACCTAATAAAAACCCAAAAGGTGAAGGAAGTGCTAAGGGTGATGCTTCTGGTAAGACTGGAGCTAAGGTATCTCAAAAAGACAGAAAGGCTTTGCAAAAAAAAGCTGATGAGTTTAATAAGAAATATAAAGAAAAGCTTGGATATGGCGTAACAGTTGGTATGTTAGCATCTGTATTTCAAAGAGGACTAGGTGCGTTTAACACTAGCCACTCTCCAAACGTAAAATCAGCAAGTCAATGGGCACACGCAAGAGTCAACGCTTTTATGTATTTAGTAAAGAATGGTAAACCGCAAAATGCTAAGTACACTACTGATTACGATTTATTACCAGCTAAACACCCTAAATCAAGTAAGAAATAATATGGCTTTAATACACAATACGTCATACAAAGTCAAAGTAGACAATATAACAGATGAAGTGCTGTCTAATTGCAGGATAGAGAATGGTTCTTTAGTTAGGACTGATAGTGGTCTTTATATGGGGCACTCTGGAGAGAATGTAAGAGTCTATCCACAAAGTGCTGGCTCTTTAGGGCTAGGCTGGATGCGTGTTGATGACACTGAGTACGATTCTGATAACAAACTAAACCTAGTAGACCAAGTACAAGTTGTATTGCCTAACAATGCTGGTAATATAGTAAATAGCGATGGTGCTAATTATTACGATGCAAACACTCAGAAGTTAATTTCCACAAATGAGAATGACGTTTTCATAACAACTGTTGTGTTTAAGGCTAGTGCAGCTAATGCAAATCAGACTCACTTAGATATAGTTCTTGTTGGTTCTGGTGAAATAGGAAGAGTGCACATGGTTCAACAATTCTACAAAGGAAACAATGTCGAGCAAGGTGTTCATCAAGTTATGCAATACTATACGGATGCGGACTTTGTTTCTAATGGAGTTCAAATAAAAATACAATCTCATGGCGGAACTGCTAAGGTATGGGATATAATCTATTTTATACAAAAAACTCAATCAGCATAATATGAGAGCTAAATACTGTAAATGTAAAAACACATACTGTATAAGCTGCTGCAAAGATTGCAATGCAGCTCATTACTGGAAACAAGGCATAGGAGTCATTACTGGTATACCAGATTCTGATGACGACGATGAATAGATAAAAATGAAATAAACTTTAATTTAATTGTTATACTAATATAAAAACCTTTAATTTATGAAAGCTACAGAAATTTTAGAAAAGCTGCAAAATGTTTTTCTATCTACTGAGGCGGAAGTATCTGAGACTCCTGTTGAGGAAGTTAAAGAGGAATTATCTTCTGAAGAAGTGGTAGAAAATGTTGAGCAAGAAGTTCAAGAAGAAGTTAGCGAAGAAGTAGTAGAAGAAACTACTGAGCTAGCTGAAGAAGAAGTCGTAGAAGAAGAGGTAGTAGAAGAAGAAGCTGCTGCTCCAGAATACGCAACTAAAGAAGACCTATCAAAGATGAAACAAGAATTTATGGATGTTATCGAAGGTCTTATGAAAAAAGAAGAAGAATACCAAAAAGAAGTACCAGCAGAATTAAGCTCTGATGTTGATTTATCAGAAGATGCTGAAGAAATTTCTCACTCTCCTGAGTCTGGCGTAGAAAGTAAAGCTAGATTTGTTATAGGTGGAAACAGACCAATGACTACTAAAGACAGAGTGTTCAACAAAATGTTTAATAATTAATTATTTTAAATAAAAATGGCAACTACAACAACTATTACTACAACTTATGCTGGTGAGAAATTGCAAGGCTTTATCTCTGCTGCATTATTATCTGCTAACACTATTGAAAATGGTGGTGTAAGCGTTAAACCAAACATTAAATTTAAAGCTGTTATAAAATCACTTGCTACAGGTACTTTGATTGCTGATGACACTTGTGACTTTACAGACAGCTCTTCTGTAACTCTTGATGAAAGAATTCTTGAGCCAGAAACTTTCCAAGTTAACTTACAACTTTGTAAAGACGATTTTCGTTCTGACTGGGATGCTATCTCTATGGGATATTCTGCATTTGACAGCTTACCTCCATCTTTTGCTGATTATTTAGTAGCTCACGTTGCTGCTAAAGTAGCTGAAGAAATGGAAAGCACTATCTGGAGCGGAGCTAACGCTACTGCTGGACAGTTCGATGGATTTACTACTTTATTTGCTGCTGATGGAACTGTAAATAGCGTAACTGGAACTACTGTTACTGCTGCTAACGTTATCGAAGAGATGGGGAAAGTAGTAGACGCTATTCCTTCTGCTATCTACGGAAAAGAAGACCTTAAATTATACGTTTCTAAAAACGTTATGAAAGCTTACGTTAGAGCTTTAGGTGGATTTAGTGTTGCTGCAACGTCAAACGCTGGTACTGACAACAAAGGTACTCAATGGTATGACAACGGAGCGTTATCTTTCGATGGAATCTCTATCTTTATGGCTAACGGTCTTGGAGATAACAAAATGGTAGCTGCTCAGTCTTCAAACTTATACTTCGGTACAGGTGTTTTATCTGATTTAAACCAAGTAAAAGTTTTAGATATGGCTGACCTTGATGGTTCTCAGAACGTAAGAGTAATTGCACGATTTACTGCTGGTATCCAGTACGGATTTGGTGCAGAGATTGTTTATTACGCTTAATAAACTGTTCATTTAATATATAGGGGGTGGGTGTCTATCCCATCCCCTTTTTTGTTTAACTAATAAAAATATAAAATTATGCCTTGTGATATAGCAACTGGAAGAACAGAAGCGTGTAAAGAGAGTGTTGGTGGATTAAGAAACATCTACATTGCAAACTTCGTTTCTGGACTTTTCGCTGATGTACTTGCGAACTTAGATTCTGATGAGCAAGTTACAGCATTAACAACTGACCTTGTTGTTTACAAATTCGAGCTAAGAGGAGATAACAATACTTTTGAGGAAACTAACGAGAACTCAAGAGATAATGGAACTTCTTTCTGGACTCAGAGTGGAACAATAGCACTTAAAAAACAAGATGCTGCTACTCAAAAAGCTCTTAAATTACTTTCTTATGGAAGACCACATATCTTAATTGAGGATTACAACGGTAACTTCCGTTTAGCTGGTGCTCAAAATGGTGTTGAAGTTTCTGTAGGTACTGCTACTGGTGGTGCAATGGGAGACTTAAATGGTTACAACATTACATTTGAAGGAAAAGAAAAAGAGCCTGCTTACTTTGTAGATTCTGCAATAGTAGGAGCTGGATTAGACTTTGACGTAAACACAACAGTTATTAACCCATAATAACTAAATATCTTTAACAAAGGAGGGCTACTGTTTAACACAGAGCCCTTTTTTTATTAAATAAAACAAAAACACCTATTTGTTGTTATAATATTATGACAATAGCAGACGTAAATAGCTTACCAACCATTACATTAAATGTTACAGGACGAGAAGGTTCTGGAACATCTGTTACTGTAATAAATCAAGAGTCTAAAGAGCATATACAAGCCTCTAGCTTTAGCTATACTCAAAACGAGTTATTAGTGGTTACACTAAGCGATGTTGACTTCTTAAACTCAATAGAAGAAACAACAACTCTTTCTGTTATATTGTATGATAACAATATTCCTTTGTATAGAGATATTGTTAGATTTAGTGGTGAGATGAATACTGCTAATGATTATATAGCATATAACAATGAAGATGATTACTTCATATACGAAGCTCCAGATGATACTGATGCAGACAATGCAACTTCATACGGTGAAGATGATATTAGCGGATACAGCCCTAGCTCTGGTTCTTCTGGCAGCTCTGGTTCTAGCTCTGGTTCTGGTTCTAGTTCTAATAACGAAGAAACTGGTTCAAGCTCTTCTACAACAATTATACCTCAAAGTGCGTTAGCAGGTAAGTCTTTACTTACAGACCTTAACGATGATACTATAGTTGAATCTACAAATAACTCTGTTGTTTATGATACTAACAATAATGGTAGAGGTGAAATGAAGTTAGGTAATAACTATACATACCTTCAATCAGTAGAGGAAACATTCGGAGACTTTAAAGTTCGTTCTGCTGAATACGGAACGTTTAACAGTTCACCATCATCATTAGAGGCTATAACTGTATATGACTATGACTTTAATGCTAATAATGGAAACTTCTATGGTTATTCTGCACAGTTTTTAGATGGCAGAAACCCAGACTTAGTAAATCATTTATCTAGGGACTTTGGGAACGACCCTGTAGGTAACAATATAGGTGAAAGACCTTATGCTCACTTTATAAACGGTAGAGACAATCAGTTAAATGAAACAATAACTACTTTAAGGTTAAGAGAAGAGAATTCATTACCTATAACTAACTTTGAAAGAACAATATATGTAGAAGACTCTTCATATGGATTTAGTGTTGGAGATAGCGTATATTCAGACCAGTCAGGAACTTCATTAACAGACTTTGAAGATTCATTTGCTGATGTAGATGATTTAAGCAGGTATCATTTTATATACAAGAACGGAAGTACTTGGCAACTAATAAAATGTACAGATGGTATTGTAACACACGTTGAAGATACGTCTGCTAACTATATTAGATTCTCTGAAATGTATAGAGTATATACATATGGTAGTGCACCTAATTCACCAAGTGTAGGTACTACTTTTGAGGATAGAAAAACTTGGATAGAGAGTATACTATCTCATAATACAACTGTATTTTATGAAGGTTCTGGGTTTGTAAATTACACAAACGCATTAGTTCAAGTAAATACTGCTGTCGAAAGACACAGTCATAGATTACCTATTGACAATCAGGATAGCACTATAGCTCCTGTTGGAAGTAAGATTTTTGTTAGTACAGAGTCTACTAACACTCAAAGAGTATTTCATAAACAAATAGCTACTGAAGATGCTATGCAGTCTGAGTACGTTCAAAACTCACCAAGTAGATATTATTTTCAGCTTTTAGCTCAAAAATACGACCCAGTATATCAGTTAAACTTTTATGAAATGCCTATGCTCTTTGTAGAGAAAGACAGATACACAGGTTTAATATCCAACAGAGCTTGGATTCAACCTCAATAAATTATTATATAATTAAGAATGGAAAGTAAAAACATTAGAGTAATAGAATTGTCAGGATACCAAACCCCTGTTGTTGAAGAGCAATACAACAAGGAGTGGGTTAAGTATGGTGAAGACAATAACTATTTTAAGACACTCATAGATAATTATATGGGTTCTCCAACAAATTCTAGATGTATCAATGGTATTGTTGATATGATTGCAGGTAGAGGTTTAGAAGCTACAAATAGAGAAGAAAAACCTGAGCAGTATCTTGAAATGAGAAAGTTACTTAATAAAAAGACAGTTAAGCGTATTGCTCACGATTACAAAATGCTAGGTCAAGCTGCTATACAAGTAACATACAACAAAAGAAAGAATAGAATACTAAAAGTATCACATTTTCCTATGGAGACTCTTAGAGCTGAGAAATGCGACTCTAACGGTATTATAAGAGCGTATTACTACCATCCTAAGTGGTCAGAATATAAAACAACTGATAAACCAAAAAGAATACCTACTTTTGGTAACGGTTCTAAGAAACAACAAAACGAACTTTATATTGTAAAACCATACAGAAGCGGATTTTATTATTATGCCCCTGTAGATTACAATGGTTGTTTACAGTATTGTAACTTAGAACAAGAGGTTTCTAATTATCATATAAACAACATTAAGAATGGTCTGCAACCAAGTTTATTGATTAACTTCAATAATGGCACACCACCTGAAGAAACTCAAGCAGCTTTAGAGCGTAAGATATATGAGAAGTTCTCAGGTTCTAGCAATGCAGGTAAATTTATAATTGCATTTAACGAGTCACAAGATACAAAGGCTGACATAGAGCCTATTCACTTGCCTGACGCTCATGCACAATATCAATTTATGTCTGATGAAGCTAGAGAAAAGATTATGTTAGGTCACGGTATTGTTTCTCCTATACTACTAGGTATTAAAGACAATACAGGTTTTGGTAACAATGCAGAAGAATTAAGAACTGCTGCTGTGCTTATGGATAACGTAATTATAAGACCTTTACAAGATGGTATTATAGAAGCCCTAGAAGAAATATTGAATTTCAATGGAATTGATTTAGACTTATACTTTATAACATTACAGCCTATTGAGTTTACAGAATTAGACAATATCTCTACTAAAGTAAAAAGAGAAGAAGAAACTGGAGAGAAACTAAGCTCACAAGTAGAGGTTGAAGAGTCTCCAGAAGAATCTGAAGTTGAACCTAAAGACGAAGAGGAGTAATGGCAAAGAAAGCACTATTCATAAGCGTATCAGACCTAAAGAAAAGGTCAATGATTGAAGGCAATGTTGACTCTAGTAAGATTGTACAATACATTGAGGTTGCTCAGGATTTACACATACAAAACTACTTAGGCGGTAAGCTATATAAGAAAATGCAACAGCTAGTTATTAGCGGTGACATTTTAACTACAGAGTACGTTAATTATAAGACGTTATTAGACGACTATATAAAGCCTATGCTTATATGGTATACACAGTCAACTATACTGCCTTATATCACGTTCTCTATCACTAATGGAGGTGTTGGGAAACATATTTCAGAGAATACTGAGACAGCAACACACGATGACATGACTTATTTAGGTCAGAGAATGAATGATACTGCTGAGTTTTATACTAAGAGGTTTCTAGATTATATATGTAATTATTCTAATTTATATCCAGAATACACTAGTAGCAGTAATGAAGATATGCACCCAGACAGAGATGTTAATTACACAGGAGGCTGGTACATATAATGAATAAAGACGTTAACATATACAAACCTAAAAAGGTTAATATTATAAAATTAAAGAAGTATTTAGATAAAATAAAAAATACTGATAAGGGCAATAGGATATTGCATAAAGTATTTAACAAATAATAAAAAATGGCAATCGACGAAAAAGGTTACGGAGCAATATACACAACAACTTGGTGGGGTGAAGGAAGTGCATTAGCAAACTCTAAAGATTGGGGAGATGGTGTATTTTATATATATGATGTTGCTTTTGTAAGAGAAAGAGCAGAACAAAATGGAGGCTATATAGAGTCTTTTGAATGTGTAAGTCAAAAATTAAGAACATTTCCAAGTCAAGATGTTGGTAGGTTATTATTTGAGGCTTATGATACAAGATGTGAAGCAGATGGAGGAGATGCAGAAGCAAGAACGTGTACTATTAACGAATTAAACAATTTACTATGAGTTTATATGATGATGCAAGTTTAGTAATGATACCATCAGCTATTGAAGATGGTAAGTTGTATAGTGTAAAACCAAAGCCAATTCCTATTTCAGGGGAACTTGTTTTAAATGGTACGTTTGACACAGATAGTGATTGGTTTAAACCAACTGGTTGGTCTATTTCAAATGGTAAAGCAATTGCAAACACGACTGCTTATAATACATTACAACAAATCATTCCTATAGTTTTAGGTAAAAAATATAAAATAAAATTTGAAATAATTTCGATAACATCCGGTAGTATTTCTATGACATTAGGCGCTAATAGTGGAGTTCAAAGAAATGAGGTTGGTATATATACTGAATATTTAGAATATAATACTTTTTTTTCTTCGTCAGGTCCAAGGTCAGGCCCTTCAGGATTTGTTGGCTCAATAGACAACGTATCAGTTATTGAAGTTGATGAATTACCTGCTGATTTTACTTTTAACAGAGGCTCTAATTTAGCTGCAACACGAGTTAATAAAAGCGGACTAATTGAAAAGGGTAGAGAGAATCTTTTGACTCATTCTAATGACTTTAGCAATGGTGTTTGGGCTAAATCAAATCTTTCAGTAGCGTTATCTAATGGTGCTTGGGAAATTACTGATAATACTACAAGCGGAAGCCACTATATCTATTGGGGAGGAACAACTCCTGCTTCAACTATTTTTACATTAAGTGTTGAGGCAAAAGCAGGTACAGTTGATTATTTAGCAATGAGGTTAGGTGGGTTTACCTATGCTTTTTTTGATGTAGCAAATGGAACATTAGGCGCAGCAAATCCTTCTTTTATTGACACCAAGATTGAAGCAACAAGCAATGGGTTTTATAAGTGTTCTGCAACTATTTTGACTCCAAGTAGTGGTAGCGCATCAGTATTCTACCCTACCGATAATAATGGTAGTGTTTCATATACAGGAACAGGTACAGTTGCAATAACAATTAAGGACGCTCAATTAGAACAAGGTTTAGTAGCTACTGACTATATTGAAAGTGGTGCAACAACTGGTAAAGCGGGTATATTAGAAGATTTACCAAGATTAGATTATAGCGGTGGTGCAAGTTGCCCTTCGCTTTTACTTGAACCTACTCGGAGTAACCTCATAACGTATTCAGAATTGTTTTATGAAGACGCAAACAATAATAGATTTAATTATAGGGTTACAACAGTCGAAAATTCTGTTATTTCTCCAAGTGGTAATTTAAACGCTACAAGTTTAATAGAAAACTCAACAACTGATACTCACGTGATGAGAAATACAGTTTCTATTACACAAAATTTAACTTACACCTTTTCTGTTTTTGCTAAATTAAAAAGCGGA